GCTGCGGTGCTTGGCCGCCCATCGCACCCGCGACTTGCGCCATCATTTGACGCTGCTGCACGGCCTGCTCGAACTGGCCCGGCTGTACTTGCGCGAGCCCCTGCTTCATCTGCTCAATCTCCTTCCACTGCACCTTCGCGTCGTCGTAGAATGAGTCTAGCTCCAGCGGAAGGTGGAATAGCTCCATCATCTTGCGCTTCACGCGGGGGTCCTGTGGATCAAGAGCACCACTAGCTACTGCCTGCGAGAAGGCATCTTGCTGAGTCGGGTCGATGGGCATGATGCGGGAGACGATACTAAACTTATCCATATCGAGCGCACTGCCACGCAGCTTCTCAAACACACACCGTCCGTTTATGCCCTGGATCGCGTGCACGCGGTCGTCTAGCCAATTCTCCGACGCGAGCTTGAGCACCTGCCGCGCCCACTGCTCGTCGCTGAATTTCCATAAGAGCAGGTTGGGTAGGAGCGAGTCATCGCTCTTAGCAGCCATCGACTCTTGCCCGCCGAACGTGTTTACGCCGGGCTCGTGCATACCAGCGGAGGCTGGTGCGACCTTAGAATGGAACTGCATGTCCGAGAGGTGGGCGGCGCGCCACTGCCACGTCTCCTGCGATAGCGGCGATGACTTGATCTGGCTGAAGTTGTCAGCGATGGGCCGCCCCCCGCTCTTGCTCTCGATGATCGTAGAGGGATCGTTCAGTATCTCGTTCTTATCGATCATCTGGCTATTAATCACGAGCAGCGGGGCCGAGTTGTAGCCCTGATTGCGCTGGATCAGGCGATCAGTCTCGTCGAGCTTGAGCTGCGGTGGAATAAGGTCATCATCACCATCGCCCCATATGCGACCGGGGACAGGGGTGTAGATATAATGGGTCCAATGATCCTCAATAGTGTCGTTAGTGGCCTCTAATAGGGTATCCCCGGTCTTGCGAATATAGAGCCCATCGGGGAACAGCTTAGCTAACTCTTTATCGAAGAAATAGGTTGTCGGCCTGAGCCAGCACTCGACGAGCAGCGCCTTGGCGGAGGCGGTCGCACGCTCGTACCACGCGGCGTACTGCGTTGGATCACCAGGCAAGTCGGCGAGCGACTGCATATAGATCAGTCCAAGATCGCCCCCGGTGCTGTACGCCTCGCCGCCCCCCTCGTCGCCGCGTGGCGCGAGCTGAATATCCGGGTGAGCGGCCTGAAGAGACAGACGATCAACAACTCGATTACGAATAAGGAAAGGAGCGAAACGTAGACTGTAAGAAGAAGAGCGCGCATACATCTCCAGTGGGTTAACGATCTCGGTGATGATCTCGCCCTTGGGGTAGCTGACCGTACCCGTCTGAAAGGGCATCTTCGACACGACGGCAGGCGTGTGCTGTGTGATCGCTTGCCCGCAGGCGGGGCATTGGCTGAACATGCCCTCCATCGGGCCGTGCTGCGGGCACACCGAGCCCGGAGGGGACATCACGACATCGCTATCTTGGAAGACGGGCTGGGTCACTTGCCCGTATCGGGGGTCCTTGCTGTAGTAGTTGAAGCGAAATGAGTTGCCGAAGAGGCGCAGATTTTGAGCCTCGATGACGCGCACGTAGTCGTAGCCGACGGTGCGCTTGATGATCTCCAAGGCGGTGCGAGCCGCCTTCGCAGCAGCCTGCGCATCCGCGTCGTCGTTCGTCGGGACCGGCTCGATGATAGGTGCATTCTTCACGTATGCTATCACGCCCAAGTTGATGAGCGAACGGTAGTAGTTGTTGGGGAAGGCGTAGTCGCCGCTGTCTTGGAGCACGACATCCCACGCTACGTTGATCTCGGACCACTCTAATTCGTGGTAGCCCTGGAAGATGAGGGCGTTGCGCATCCACTTGCGGGCGAACTGTATCTTCTCGAAGGAGCCTTCGCGGTAGTAGTAGTCGGCGAGGCCAAGGATACGTTTATCGATAGTCTCTGAGAACTTATACTGCGGTTGAATATCACGTGGACGCGGCTTCTCACCCGGTGAATGTAGCGACTTCGGCGCGCCCTTGAATAAGCCTTTGAGGGCGGAGCCGAGGCCAGATATCGCTGACGGAAGCGGGTTAGATGTGCTCATTTGGTTTCATGGTCGGGCTTGTTGATTCGCCATTCGTGGATACCCCACCCAGCTTGGATGGCGGGAGCGGGCCAGGCGAATAGGTGGCAGAACTTACCGTTCCCATCCTTCCAGCACGATTCGGAGACGGCGGGCATTACTACCACGGTCATGCTCGTGACGGCGGCGAAGTTGACCCACGCGGAGCCATAGTGCGCGTCACAGGGTTCGACGCCGTTCGTGCGGCGACAGTGGTGTAAGCCAGCGGCGTGAATGGCGGCACCGGTGATTGCAGCGCCTTCTAGAAGAAGGAAGCGCTTATGGTGCTTGGCCCAGTCTAGTGGCTCTGCGCTAGCGGTTTGGGTGAGGAGTACGAGGAGAATCAGTAGTCGTTTTATCATAGTTAGTTGCTCACACTTGGCTTCTGCTTCGCAGGCGAAGATTTGGGCTGTTCGTCCATTTAGTTGCTCAGGATCGGACCAATAGATAAACTCACAGCAAGTTGCGTAGGCGGCGTGGCACAGGCTGAGAGTGCTCCAGCGTCATACTTGATCGTGATTCTGTCCGTGCCGGTCGCTGAAATGCTGGGCTTGAAGATCGTAGTGCCGACTCCAGTGCTGGCATCCTGAGCATTGAAACTGTCCCAATTCTGCTTTCCGCTAGTGAGCGTGAGCGTTTCAGAAACCGTTCCATTTGAGATTGTGATGATCGGGGCCGTGGCGCAGGTAGTCACGTTCTGCGAACTAGCCGTGATGCGCGAAATGTTCGTAGCAGTTGCTACCCCAAAATTCCCCATCTGATAGGTCGTAGCGTTCACGATGGGAGTGATTGTTACGTAGTAGGTGTTTGGAACGGGGTTGTTGAGTAGGGCCACGGGAAGCGTGCCGGAATATCCCTGCAAGTTCAGACAATTCGCTGTGCCACCAGCGCCGAGAGCGCCTAAGTTAGAGCCTTGCGTCAAGTAAGTTAACGTTGTCGCACTTGTGGCCGTGATCGCTGATGGGAAATATCCGTTATATCCAGCGATGCCTGATGCTTTTACGTACAAGCTATCGCCAACCGTACAATTTGCATTGACTGCTGCGCCGACGTTTGTGAGTGTCAGTACGGCTGTCGTTCCTATTGAGGTTCCACTAGAGATTGGAAACTGACTTTCACAAGTATTGCCGCCATTATCCCTGAATTTGCCAGAGTTTTGTATGCACTTCTGCGTGCCGGTGCTGATATAGTGGACACCGCTTGATTCAAGCGTTCCACCTGCTGAAACGATTGCGCCGCCGCGATTCGACTCGCTACCGAACACGCCGATGAGTCCTCCGTTGTAGTGCACAAATGAATTGGCGTCGACGCTCAAACCGCAAAGCGTTCCCCCCGTAGAGGAAAATATCGGGACTCCCTGAAACCAAACATCAGAGGAATTTATTACCTGCACGTCGCATCCGCCGCCACCTGAGTTCTCATCGAATAGGCTATCGTTCATGCGTAACCCACCACCCTGGTTCGCGCCAGTGATGTTCTGTACGATAAGGCCCGCGCCTTGATTGTTGGTGAACAGCGACTCGTAAAGTTCGGCGTTAGCTAGAGAAATCATCCCGGTGGAATTGTTTGCAGATACTACAAGTTTATTTCCAAAAAGCGTGCCTTGCACGTTCCATCCGATGGCATTGAATCTTTGCACGATCACATTACGTGCGAGGGTGTTACAATTTGTAAACATAGCCCCGTTAGAAAAGAATTGATTCCCCGTCGCTCCGTCAAACGTGATGCCTTCAATGACTAGATTATTGACGTTCCCTGTACAGGTTATCGCCGCACCCTGTCCATTGGTTGAACCGGTATGCCAGTAAATCTTGGTAATATCGGCCCCGTCACCCTTGATGCAGAATCCGCTTCTCGCCGATGCTGGGGCGACGTTAATGCTGGTATTAAAGAGATTGTACTCACCAGCCGGAAAGTATAGACACGGAGCGGCAGTTGAAACACCGAGGTTTCCACCGCCCACATTCGAGGTCATCTGAGCGAGCGCTGCCGTCATGGCAGTCGTCACTGCCGCGTCATCGCCTAACGAACCAAATATGCAGACACCGGCCCCATTGTTTGACGTGTCCATCGTCATGTTCGTGGCGTTGACGAAGGCTGAAAACTTAGCGGTCGCTGGCTGAATAGTGCTGAAATTGTTGGCACACGAGACGCGCTGGCCGACATTTGCGACGGTAAACGTAATGTCGGTACAGTTCAAGTTGAACGAAGCCACAGTGCAGTTCCCGCTCGACTGCGTATCTCCCTTCGCTCCGTAGTTCTTGACGTTGAATACTGGGCCTGGACCTGAGCTGGAAGCTGGCAAGGGCGAGTTAGGGGTAACGCCGCCGCCTCCTCCCGTCGGGTTCGTCCATACCTGTGGATTGCCTTCGCACACGACGGGTACGCCCGTTGTGCTGATCGCAGACACACCGGCAGCGCCGCACGGTGCGCCGATTAGGACAGTACCTTGCGCGTGCCCCTTAGCGGGAACTAGTAGCAGTAGCAGAAGCAGCTTTCTCACGTGTAACTCCTCCTAA